CCGCCAGCGGCCTGCACCGCCTCCATCCATTGCCGTTGTTCAGGTCGCAGCCGGCCTGTAGCGCCCTTCACCTCGATGCTGGTAAATACCGCCACCTGCTGGCCCACCATCTCTGGTGTGATGACGATGGTGCGCCATCCGATGAGGTCACCACTGCCTGGCTGCAGGCCATAGCGCACCGGCACACCACGTTGATCACGCAGCACCCCGCAGTTGTTCCTATAGAGCCGGACTGGGCCTTTGCTGCATTGCAGGCGGATCTGTTGTTGGATTGTTTGTTCACTCACAGCTCAACTCCCAGATCACTCGGCTGATACGCCGACCTGATGCTTACATTCGCACCACGTCGCAATGCATGAAATGCGGCATAGCCATTTTGGCCGTCTTCCATCAATGCAACCTCGTCGATTTCGTTTGGTTTGCCATCTTTGTACCAGCTCACGCGGACGATCGCTAGTACTTCCTCCGGCAGTGTCCTGGTGACGTGATAGTCCAAGGTCTGCCGGCGCGGCGGGCGTGGTTCAATCATGATCATCACGTCAACAAGTCGATCCGTCAGCCAATCCAGCAACCGATAGATCAGGTCGCGCATGGGTTACGGGTCGCTGGGTTCATTCTGATTCAATGCAGCCAGTGCCGCTTCAAGATGCGGGATCGCATCAACAGCAGTGATGCAGCTGCGGGCGCGGTTGCCGACTTTGACCGCAAGCTGATACGCGCGTTCCTGGTCTCGCTTGATTTGTTGGCGGCGCTCTACTTCCGCGAGTTGATCGGGCGTGGCGGGAATGATCCGGTAGCTGCTGTTGCTGCTGAGCCCTCGCGCGTCACTGATTCGGAATCGGTGTGTGCCAACAATGATCTGCGTCTTAGTGATGCGATCAACAGTTGCAATGCGGTCGGGTGCAAGGTGGTCGGGAATGCACAACGATGCATACCGCAAGATCACCGTGTCGCCAGGCTTGAGGTCAGAGAGTGATGTGGTCATGGTTGACAATCGGGTTGACAATAGTCGGCGGTGGGATTGACAATCACGTACCTGCGCGTGCGGTAAGCCATTGCTTCCAAGGGGTGAATTCAGGGCCGGGGTTAAGCGGGTTGTTGACTTGACGCCAGATGCGGTGTTGCAGCTGCACGTCGGGATGGTTCAGCGTGGCGCCATTGGCCAGCAGCTCCAGCACCTCGCGGGCGCTGGCGGCCTTGCGGGCCGCATCTTCGCGGCGTTGCTGTTCGCGGGACTGCTCTGTGATCGCAGCCTTGCGGATCTTATTGTTCAGCGCAGGAGTGCTATAGCCGTAAATCGCGCGGGCAGCGCAGCTGGTGCCGTGGTAACGGATGCTGCCGGCCTCGTCGCGTAGCATTACTGTGCGCTTCAGTCCAGTGCGGCTGCAGCAGTCGCAGGTGGTGATGTCATCGGTGATGGCGATTGCGGTAAGGGTCATGGATCTCGGTTCGGGATGCGCAAACAATACCACCTAGCTCAGCCCTGTGCAACCTAGATAGCCTGACGCTTCACCAGCCGCGCCTGGTAGACGCGTTCCGCCCATCCGCGCTTGTAGCCACGTTGCTGCGCAAGCTGCCGCAAGTCTTCCAGCGACTGCGCTGACCCCTGCTCGCGTTTGCGTTCCCGTGCTGCAGCCGTCAGCTCCACCAGCTCGCCTTCTACGGTTTGCAGTTCGCGGCGTTCCGTCGGCGCAAACACATGGCCGCATTCAGCGCACACGCGCGCGGTGCTGAGGCTAGTGCTGAAGCACTGCGGGCACACCTTCACCGATGGCGCGGCATCACGCTGCTGTTTGCGTTCGCCATCAAGACTCCACTCGCGATCCTCCATGTGGTGGCCGAGCCTGAGCGTATTCCCAACGTGATCCAGCACCACCGCAACCTTGCCGTCCTGTGGCCGCAGGCATCGGCCGATCATCTGCAAGTGCAGCGCCACGCTGGTCGTTGGTCGCAGCAGGATGCAGCCGGCCACGCTAGGTACATCCACGCCTTCACCGATCAAGCTGCAGCTGGTGAGCACTTTCAATCGCCCATCACCTAGATCGCCCAGCAACCGCCTACGGCGTGCTGCATCCATGCTGCCGTCGATACTGGCTGCCGTGATGCCATGCCGGTTGAACAGATCAGCTACCGCTTCCGCGTGCGCCACAGAGCAGCAGAACGCAATCGCGGTCTGGCCGCTCAGGTGCTTGCGGTAGTGGCTCAAGCAGTCGCCGTGGATGCTGGTAGCACGCTGCTCCGCTTGCTTGGCATCGAAGTCACCCATCCGCTTCCGCAGTCCAGCTGCATCAAACCCTGGTGGTGCCAGCACACGAGCTGATGCCAGAAACCTGTGATCCGTCAGCCATTGCGCTGTTGGGCCGAGCACCATCGCTTGGTAGTGCTCGCCAAGGCCGCGGCCATCACCGCGGATCGGTGTTGCGGTAACACCGAGCAGCTTGGCTGCAGGGCTGAAGTGCTCGATCACCTTGGCCCATGTGCCGGCAGTGGTGTGATGCGCTTCATCCACCACCATCAGCTGGAAGAACTGGCGCGGCAGCAGATGGAGCCGCCGCGCCAACGTCTGCACCGAAGCAACCTGCACCGCATGACTGAGGTCCATGCTGCGACCAGCCTGGATTAGGCCATGCCGTACACCCATCGTCCGCAGGCTGCTGCTGGCCTGATCCAACAGCTCCGCGCGATGCACCAAGATCAGCACGCGGTTTCCTTTGATGCTGGATTGATGCGCGATGTAGCTGAAGATGTATGTCTTCCCGCCGCCGGTCGGCAGCACAGTCAGCACTGACTGCCGGCCCATTTGATACTGCAGGCGGATGTCATTGATCAGCTGCTGCTGGTAGGGGCGGAGTTGGATGGTCATAGCAGGCTGGCCTGGTCGGACGGCGCATCCTCGGCCACAGCCTTCTCCAGGTTGAGCGTTGCTTGCTTGTAGTAGCTGGGTTTCAGCTCGATACCAACACCACGGCGGCCGGCGCGCACGGCGCCATAAACCTCGCTGCCGACACCCATGAACGGGGTAAGCACCGTCTCGCCGGGGTTTGACCACATCACCACAGCCCGGTCAATTACATCCAGTTGCAGCGGGTGAACATGCTTCTCGTCTTCGCCGTCCTTTGCGCTGCGAAACGGCAGCACGTTGTCAATCCGAATGTCGTCCCATACAGAACTTGCATACTGCCTCCAGATCCACTGGCTATATTGGTTTTTCTTTTGATCGCCTTCCATTCCGCGATACGACATCACATCAGCGGGAATCTGGCGCTCGCCGCTGTAGTGCATCAATCCAACATCATGCGTCACTGGCACTGGGTTCTCGCCTTTGCGGCGGAACATCAACAGATAATCAGCGTTTGCGATGCTGCAGCGTGTTGAGTCTTCGCACAGTGTTTTGTGGTGCAAGCTCTTCATCATCGTTCGGTTGCGCACCATCAGCGGCTCTTTCCAGATCACGCGACGGCCACCATAAGCAAACCCGCGTTTTTCATGTTCTTGAATAATCCGCCCCGGCAGATCAAACATCGAATCGCAACCTGCATTGCTCAGTGGAATATCCATGCAATGCACCGCCGAGATCCTGCCGAGTATCGTGATGCGCTTGATCTGGTCAATGCAATAGCCGTAGTGATCAAAGAACTCGTCATAACTGATGCAGTTAGACATGTCCCGATCATCGCTGCTGTATTGATACAGCCCGGCAAACGGCGGCGAATACACCGTCAAATGCACTGACTCACTCGGTAGCTTCTGCATCACTTCGATGCAGTCACCGTTATAGATCGCGTAGCGGTCGGTGATAAGTTGATCCTTTACAGCCATTGGGGAACCTCAGTGGAATTGGTGTAGGGATTGGTGCGGTTGATCGTGGTGGCATCATTCATCTGCGCCACCAGCTGCTCAAACATCAGTGCAGCGCGGTCTGACTTGCTGCGCATATTGGCCAGCACTCGCGCTTCGCCTTCTGTTGCGATCACATCAACGGTGACCGGCCGCTTCTGGCCAAACCGCCAGCAGCGCCGGACAGATTGATAGTGCTGCTCGTAGCTGTGACTAGCAAAGGTCACCACATGGGCGCAGTGCTGCCAGTTGAGACCCCATGCGCCAATCTTTGGCTTGATCACCAGCACACGCTGGCGGCCGCCAGCGAAAGCCTCATACAGCTCCACTTTTCGATCATCCGGTGTCCGTCCGGCAATCTGCGCTGCATCTGGGATCAACCGCTCCAGCAGGTCGCCTTCTGCATTGGTGTGGCACCAGATCACAGCCGGTTGGTCGTGGTCAACCAGCTTGGCGGCAAACTCGCAGCGCTCGTGCAATGTGCGTTTGCGCTCCTCGCGTTCCTCAGCTAGGCCGAAGGCTGGAATCGAGAACAGCATTCCCTCCGGTGGTGGTGCTGCGATCACATGATCGCGTTCGGTTAGCTCCGGCAGGATGAAACCATCATTTGAGAATCCAAGGTCTGACGGCATCCGGCAAGCCCTTGCCCAGCTAGCGACCCATTGCCAAAAATGCTCGCGTGCATGATGCTTTAGTCGCCATTGGCCGATTGTTTGCGAGACGCGAAAGGCAAGCTTCTTGTAATAGTTGGCATTGGCATTCACCATTGCCTCAGCTTGCTGCTGCAAGCGCTCCTCACGCT